CGTCTAGTACAATACTGCCTGATCCTGTAGAAGTAAAATCATCTATGTCACTTGTACCACTATAGAATATAGTATTTAAAGCTGTAGCTGCACCTGCAACTACTAAATGTTTATCGTGGATTACACAAAACTTAGGGAAATGTGTACCACTTACTGTTATTTCTTTTGCAAAAAAAGTTCTACTGCTTAACGCATCTCCAGTACCTGTCATTTTAAAATAGAAAGGTTTTACTCCAGAGCCTTCGTCAGTAATAATAACTTCACCGTATGTAGTATTACCTTCAAAAGTTGCAAAGTGTGCTTTACCTTGAGAAGTTCTAGTTGAAGCACTACGACCTGAAAAGGTACTAAAGTTATCTCCACCACCTGCTACACTAGCTTTATTAATCTGTAACCAACTATCACCGTCTTGACTAAAGTATATATTAGTACCTGAAGAAGCTATTACACCGTCAGCATATACAGTCATACCTAATATTTCATTAGAACTGTTAGGTCTTGTACCATCTCCTAGTTGCGTATAGCCGTTAATGCGCCTATAACCACCGCGTGTAGAAATTTCAAAGTTAGATAATCTAGTTGCTACTCCCGGTCTTGTTAAAAGCTCCATAGTATTACTGGATTTATCTAAACCTCCTTGTAAAGCAACTGAAAAAGGCTGTGATGCTGCCACTAGAAATAAGTCCTATCGTCTGTCATGCTTTTAGGTTGAGGATTAATAAGGTTAGATTTCATAGAACGCATACCTTTTTTATAGTCATCCATTGCAAAAGCTGCTTGTTGTAAGTTTTCTTTAAACTGATGTACATAATAACGTGTTCTTGCTGTAATAACAGAAGAATATTGATCTGGTAATACTATAGCGTCTCCATGCGCACCAAGAGCAGTAGGCGCACTATAAGCATAGAAATGTACATTGTACACTTTATCTGGTATAGGGCTTAATCCGAATTTACGATTATCAGGACTGCGAATAACATATCTAGGTTCTCCATAGTTCTGTGTATCTGCATCGTCTGCGTTTTCAGCGTTTCTTAAATACCTTTTCCAATCTGTAAGTGTTACAAATTTTAAACCTTTAGATACATAAGGAGCAGTTTCTCCACTAACTCCGATAGTTGTAGCATAAAAATCATCCCAATCTACAGAGGAATAATCAGTAGTTATACTTGAACTACCTGCTTTAAGAGTATACCATCTTGTTCCTGCAACTGATGCAACAGTAACATTTCCATAAAAAGGATCTGTACTACCGCTATCTCCAGCAGCAAAAAAAGGTAGTTGCGGTTCTGCGTTTGCAATATCGTTTAAAGATCTATTAATAGCTTCTTTTACAAAAGCTTGTATTCCTACAGCACTTGCAAAATTAGCTGACGTTAGTTGAACTTCGTTAAGTTCTCGCAGTACTTCATTGGTCAATGTTAAATATGTAGTAGCCATTACTTACCTTTTTTCTTACCGAATATATTATCGTAGTTATCATTGTAATTCTGTTTAGCTTCACCAGAATACGAAGTACCTAGTAATCCTAAGACTCTAGAGCTTTTCGGCTTACTAGAGCCATTTAGGATCATAGGATTTTTGTCGCTACCTAACTGTGGCATAGGCTTAGTCTAACTGTTCAAATTGTACAATATACTTAACAGTTGTAGCTGCTGTAGCTAAATCAGCACCAATAGGTGTGAGTCTAGCGTGTAGTGTTCTAGCTGCTGCACTGTACAACGTAGATGCTATAACAATAGCTTCTGAAGTTGCTGGACCACCTACAACACCTGCAGTAACTGAAGTACTTACAAACTGGCTTGCTGCGTGTCCGTGTGAATTTTGTATAATATACAACGGAGCTTTAGCTGCCCAAGTTACTGCTGATCCACCATCGTCAAGGATAGCTTCAGTAGCAATAATTTGACCACCACCTGCTGCTGTTCCTAAACTAAAATCAACATCGTTACCACTTGATCCGCCAGTTACAATGTTGCCTGCTGGAATAGCAATTAAATTACGAATAATAGTACCTGCTGGCTGTACAAAACTTACATCTGTATTTGTATCATCTGTTACAGCAATAGTAGCTGTAGTTACAGTGACATCCCCTTGTATTACTTGTTGGTCTGGATTGGTCGTTTCAACTCGATCAGCGAGTCCACGAACATCTCCTGTTCTTGCTGAGTTGCGACCAGTATCTCTAATATTTACTGCTGACATAATTCTTACCTCTTGTTATTTATTTTTTAAAATCTTACTCTAAAAAAAAGAAAAGGGGGTTTTTACACCCCCGAATCTAATTAGTCAATACCGTAGAAAGCAGAAACTAATGCAGCAGGGCGAAGTACTTTGCCTCCATAAACATGGAGTCCTCGTACAATATCGCCAAAGCTATCAGGATCTCTGATTACTTCAGTACTTGTTATAGTCTGAGCAGTAGCTGTAGAAGACATGTGACCAGCCAAACATTTACCAGCAGCATTAGATGCAGCAGCTATGTTGTTTGATTTGTACATATCGAATCCACGCAATTTACCGCTTGAGACTAGACCATTCCTAATAGAACCTTGACCTGCGTTGTAATCAACAGACAAAAGTTTAGACGCTGAACTTGCAAGAACTTCGTAGAAGTCAGGCGAGGCTAAAAACCATCGACCTTCTTCAGGAATGTTCTGCTCATCAAGTAGACGAGCCATGTGCGAAAGTACATCGATAGGATCGTGTTCAGATGATCCAAAACCTATGTCAAGATTACCAGTTCCATCAAATGTGCCTGCTGCTAAATCAGTAGCATTGTCAGAACCAAGTATATGGTTAGGACTTGAAGCAGAAACACCTGCGAACATAGTAGCAATTACACCTTCATCATAAGCATCTCGTAGAGCGTATGCTGCAGATGAACTAGCTACTTCTTTAAAGTTAACGTGAGACATTGAAGTTTCAATATCGTCAACGATGAATTTAAAAGCGTTAGCTGTATCAACTACAAGAGTCAACTCTTGATCTGTTAATTTAGTTGCTGTAACATCTGCTCCACGTTCGTATGTGTACACAGTGATTTCAGGTTCTTTTATTATCTTTACGGAATCTCCGAAAGCGGCAATCTCACCAGCGTAATCTGTGTTGGTGATCGCTTCTACAACCGAAGCCTTTCTAAAGAAGTTAAGAACTTTTTTAGAGTAGACTGCGGGAAGAAAAAACGAATTAGTTTGACCACTGACGGAGTTTGCAAAGTTTGCATTTGTATCAGTACCCGGTTCAAAGAACTGGTCTGAGGCATTATAAGCCATAGTTACTCTCCATTATTTTTATCAAAATTAAAAGTTAATTGTTATTTTACTATCCTGCCTTCATGAATCGCCAAGCCAATATCTTCTTCGTGCTTATCAAATTCTTGAATAGACATTTTAGCAATTTCCCTTTCAGTCCAAATTTTCTCCTGTCGTGGATCAACTGAAGTTGTTTTAGTTGAAACCATGTCAGCAGCAGAATTTCTGGACCTAGTTAAAGATGGTTTTTTAGTTTTAGAAGTATCAATGTTTAAATCTTTTTTAAACAAATCTAAAGCTCGACTTGCAAGATCAGGATCATCTGCATTATTATATATCCAATCTTGAATAGACTCTGGTTGCCCTTTAGCCCAACTATGAAAATCTTCGCTGTTGCGAATATCGTCAAAATCAGGATGTTGAGATAAAAGTCTATTCTCAGCTTCTCGTTGTACAATTTCTATTTCACGTTTTTCAAGAGCTGAAATTTTATCTTTTAAAGATTTTATATTTTCACCACTTGTCATTTGTGATACAGTTTCTACAACATCATAAACATCTGGATATTGTTGTTTAAACCTTTCAAGTTCTTCTGCAGTTTTAGGAGCTTTATAATTTTGTCTATTATTAGTAGCATCATCTATAAGTGTCTGTTCTCTGCTCTTAAACTCGTTAAGTTTTTTATCATAATGAGATTTTAAATCATCGTATCTTTTTTTATAGTCTGGTTTTTTATAAGGTTGATCTTTAGAAGCTTTAGTTTTTTCGTTACTATCAGTTTCTTTAGCTTCTACTTTTTTTCCTTTTGGTTTTTTAAAAAACGCAGTATCAGCGGATACAAATTCTTCTCCGTCACGAACATGCCAATCTTTATTTTGATTATAAGGATTAGCTATTTCTTCTTCTTTCACTTGTGTTACCATCTTTTTACTCCTACTCAGGGCTTTCTAAACAAAGTGGCTGCAAATTTCGACAATGCAGGGTTTGTTTTTTGTAAAGGTAGCCTTTCGGTTTATGTTGTGATAAAGGGCTTAGAAAATCTAAGGTGGCTCTATCGTTATCGCAAGCGTGGATTAACAGACAACATACTTCTTCGTATTTCTTCGTCTGCCAAATCTTCATCTAAAGGTTTACCAAACTGGTCTACCTGAGATTCGTCTTCTATGTTTCCACCCATTGCTACTTGCTGTCTATCATCACTAACTTCTTCTGCAGAGTCCATCATGTTCTGTAAATTATCAGAACCAATTTCATCTGTAGCTTGAGCTGTCATAACAAACTCACCATCCGATAACCTTGCGGGTATCGAATCGGAGACTTCAGAGCCTAAACCTTCAACAGGTCCATCCCCTGAAAATTCTGAAGCTGTGTCCATGACCTTATCAAAGATCGTGCTTAGTCTATCATCAGCTTGTAACATTTCCATTAGATACGCTTCTTCTTCTGCATCTAATGATTCGTTAATTATAAAATCTAAATGGTCTTGTTCCATTTCTCCGTCTGGAACCATTGCCATTTCTTCTGCAGGCATTGACATTTCTTCTGCAGGCATTGACATATCTGTTTCTTCGTTTGAAACTTTGTCCAGTTCTTCTTCGTACTCAGCATGTGTAGAACCTACCATTTCAGTTCCATCAGGCATTGTATGTGTTCCTACTTCTTCACCTTCAGCATAAGCCATGCGGTTTTTGTCATCACTTAACATACCACCACCATATTTAGGATCTCTAGATTCATCAGGTTTTTTAACAGGATCATATTCTCTATATCCTTGTTCATTTAACTGATTAAGCATGGTTTCTAAAACTTTGTCTGCTGTAGTATTTGAACCTTTAGCAATACTTTTAGCATCTAGAGTTAATGAGTCATAGTTATAGCCTTTACCAAAAACTTTTTCTAAAGTAGTAGAGTCTGCATTAGCTACGTCTATATATGTTTTAACTACTGAAGCTATTCTTTTATCTACAGTTGTATCTTCTACTTCTACTTCAGTACCTTCATCATAACCTATTCTGGCTTTATCATCGGTCAACATACTTTTTTTATTTTTCATTAGCTATTCTCT